GGCGTTTGTAGGGGGGGTAGGATCGTCGAAGACGGTTGGTTTGGTGGTGTCGGCGATCTTGAATATGGCGAATGATCCTGGCGGGTTCAGTTTGATGGGGCGGTTGAATATGAACTCGCTGGAGACATCGACGATGAAGACGTTTTTAGAGATGATACCGGAGGAGTATGGGAACAAGGCGGCGGGGGCGAATGGCTGGGCGGACACGAAGAAGACGTACACGATGTCGAATGGGCATCAGTTAATTTTCCGGCATTTGGATATTACCGATCCGAAGGTAGCAGGGCACATCAAGTCGATGAATTTGTCGGCGGCGTATGTGGATGAGGCGACGGAGATCAGTGAGGAGACGTTCTTTTTGCTGGCGGGGAGGTTGCGCAGGAAGACGGCTCCGCGGCATCTGATCCGTCTCAGTTCGAATCCGGCGGGGCATGACTGGGTATGGAGACACTTTTTCGATCCGCAGAGGAAAGAGACTTGGAAGAAGAATAATCGCGGGATCACGGCGAGTTCGATGGATAACCCGTTTTTGCCGGAAGAGTACATTGAGAACCTGGTGAATTTGTATCCGCAGGACTGGGCTGACCGGTTCATTCACGGGCACTTCTCGGATTTCACGGATTTGGTGTACAAGGAATTCACCGAGGACTCGCATGTATGGGATGCGCGCCGGTGTCATGCGATTTTTGGAGGGTTGCCGGAGCCGCCCGCGACCTGGCCGGTGATTGTAGGAATGGATATTGGGTCGGATGTTGATCCTTGGGCTGTGTGCTTGATTGCGGTCGCGCCCAATGGGATGCTGTTTCAGTTTGCCGAGGTTTATGGAACGAGTCTGCTGATTCGAACGATTGCGGCGGAATTGAAACAGAAATTGGGTGGCAGGAATATCGAAGGGCTTGCGTATGATTACGCCAACCGGCAAGCGGCGCTGGAGTTGGCGGAGTACGACATCAATGGGTACCCTGCGATTAAGGAAGTGCGGCCGGGATTGTTCAAGTGCGCGCAGTATATGCACATTGACCCTAGGCTGGAGCATCCATTCAATCCGAAAATCAAGGGCGCTCCGCGGTTTTATATGTCGAGTGAGTGTTTGCATGCGCGGCGGGAGACTTCGGGATACAAGTGGGGCAAGGATCGCTCGGGAAACCTGAGTGGGGAGCCGAGTCACGAGAATTCGCACAGTCCGGATGGGATTCGTTACGCCATCCACAGCTTCCGTCCCTTACCGGAACGTCTGGAGACGCCAAAACTCTGGGAAAACCCGGCGTTAGACGCTCTGAGCCGGGAATACTGGCGTGATCAGGAGCGGCTTCGGGATAAGATGGCGACATTCCAGGGTGGAAACCAGCAGTTAACCATGAAAGAGTGGGCGGAGAAGGCTTCGAGGGGGCCAATCCGGTTCCAGAAGCCTGCCAATCTCAGGTTTCAGCGGGTAGGGAGGTCGTAATGCGCGGTGTGCTGGCGGCGGAAGTGCGGAAGATGAAGAAAATGTCGCGTACTGCTGCTCTGGCGGTCAATGTGGGCGGCGTGGCGTTTGCCTTGGAGTGTTTGGAGCTGTTGCTGATCGACAAAGGCGTTTTGCGGGATAACGAGTTGATGGAACGCATCCAATTTGAGACGGAAAAGCGGACCAAGGAGATGGAACATGGGAACCATGGGCGGATTGACTCGGCCAACGTCGGTTTTGAAGCCAGTCAGCAGCCTGGCGGAGAAGGCGGTCAAAGCCAATAACGTGAAGTCGGTGAAATTGAAGATTAAGATGGCCAAGGCTCCGAAACCATAATGGCTGAAAACAAATTACTGGCCCGTCAGGTATTTCCGCCTGGACTCGCCGGTGATCTTATGTACAGGGCTTCCCAAATGATACCCCTCAATCCAATGGGTGCACTTCAGGGCGGCCAGATTGCGCAGAGGAACCCTCAGGAAATGCCTCCCGAGGGCCAGTTTTTGGCCGAGAAAACCGCGAAAACCAATAAGCTGCAATCGGTGAAACAGAAACTTAAGAGAACGCAGTAATGCCCGCCAATTTTCTGGTTTACAAGGTCGAGAACCTCCGCAAGGTTAATGCCCAGCGCCGGGGCCTCTCCCAGCCAGAACTTACGACCGTTCCCGTGCTCACCAAGGGCCAAGTCGGATATGTGCCGGAAGGCGCGATGGAGGGTGAGCCCGCTACGTGCTATAACTGCCAGTTTTACAACTACGACCGCTCCTGTCAGTTCCTCGGCGAGCGCATTCCAGTTAAGAAACTCATCTGGCCGCTGAAAGCCACAGCCGATGCCAAGCCTATTCAGTATTGGCCATGCTGTTCTTCATGGATGCGGGGTGAGCCGAACACGGGGCCGCAGGTTTGCCGGGAGCCTTATGTCAGCGCTGACCAACTTGGGCTGGGATGGATCAATGCGCCGAGGGTTGGTCAGGAGTATGGCGGAGCGTGCTGTTCGGGCAAGAATGGCGGAGACGATTGCGACTCGTACATTTCAATTGGCGAAGACAAACGAGCTGAGTCCACAGCGTTTTGCCGCGTTCTGCAACAAGAAGTAGAAGGCGGGGCCGTCTGCACAGCTTGGATGGACGATGATTGGATGAGTTTTGACCGCGCACAGAACATCCTGAAAGATTCGAATGCCTGACCCAAAATCCGACTTCCTCGCTGCGCAAGTAGCCGCGGAAAAGAAAGCTCTCGACAACGCTCCCAGAATTCCCATTCAACAACTGATGCCGCAGAGCGGGAAGCAAGGCCGCTGCGTGAAGTGTGGCCGGGTCTCGAAGAATCTGGTTTGGATGGATACGGTTCATGGCCAGGAGCGCTGGGTGGGACGGGAGTGCTGTGGAGGACGACATGGCTAGAGGGGATTTACCTACGGAAAGCCGTTCCAAGTATGGAGTTTTCGATGACGATATCAACCCTGACGACGTTCATGCTGCTCTTCGCGGTATTGTGTCTGGCGGCAGTCGCAATCCTAAGCCTGATTCTGGTGTTCCAGTTTCAGACACGATTGATGCGAATTTTCTCCGAGATGCAGGGAGTGAGCGTGGAAAGTATGGAGGGTAAAGTGCCGGAGAAGGAGCCGTTTGTGGCCAAGGCCCGGAAGAAACTGTTCTCCATGCCGGTTCCGGGAACGGATTGGATTCGGGGTATGAGGAAGTAGATGTCCACCCTCGTTACCGGCCTCGGCGGCAAAGTTTCCGACTTCTTCAAGGGCAAAGACAAAGTTCTCAGCAGCAAAACCGAGAAGCCCGACGCCATAGACCTCGCGCGCGGATATCCCATTACGGAACCGCTCGAGAAGCGGGTTCTGTGGTTGCTGGATTCAGTTTACCGCGAGGGATCGTTCGAAAAAATTCAGTTCGCGCGCAAATGGATGCGCAACGCCCTGTTCTACCAGGGCTATCATGAACTCGAATGGTCGGACATCAACGTTGCCTGGGATGTACTCTCGCAGGATTCTGGAGACTACGCTTTTCCCAACAACTACTACCGGACGCTGGTTCTCTACGGCGTCAAAGCCTACATCCAGAACGAACCCCTGATTGAGCCCATCCCGTCGAATGACGATGCGGAAGCGCAGGCGGCTACGAAGGCGGCGAAGACAGCTCTCGAAATCATCAAGCAGACGGTGAAGTACGACTACCTCAGGGTTCTCGAAGCCATCAATCTGCGTCTGTTCGGGAATTCGTTCCGCTATGCGTATTACTCCAAAGACCCTCGTTACGGCTATGCTTTCGCCCGGTGGAAGCCAGTGTGGTTCCTGCGGCCCGATGGAAGGAACTCACGATCAGTGTCCCGGCTGTGGCGGCGCGGTTGAAGCAACGCCTCCAGTTACCAGCAGGCTCCCCACTCAAACTGGATCGGTAAAGTATCCGAAGGGCGAGTTGATGACGGAAGCGGTCAACCCTCTCGAAATCTATGTCAGGAGCAGTTCGTATGACCTCTGGCACGCGCCTTTTCTTGTTCGGAACCGGGTTGTTGACCGCATGGGTTTGCAGTCGGCCTACCCGAAGATCCAACTCGCTCCCAAAGGAGATGAAGGCGGCGGAGAAGCTTACTCGACGGGCGGGGACCTTGGTCTCATCTACATGCAGTCTCTGGCCGATCTGCCTGGGGACCCAACTCAGTATGCGGCTTGGTACGAACGAGCCACCGCGGCTGCAAAAGCTCTTTTGGTCGAAGGTTGGCTGCGACCAAGCCTGTATTTCTTCGATAAAGAGATGGCCAAAAAGTTCCCCGACGGACTCTATGGCGCCAAGACCGGAGACACCCTCTTAGAGGCTAGAAATGACACCATCGAAAACCACTGGACCCACTACGTTTTTATCCCGGTCCCCGGCAGAATCTGGGGTGACGGTGATGATGACATCATTCCAGGACAGCTTAAGCTGGACGAGACTGACCGCCTCATCGCACGGAATCAAGGTTACAACTCGGCTCCGATTCTTGGAATCGACTCCCAGCGTATCGACAAAAACAACATCATCAACGACCCCTCGACGCTGATTGAAGTCAAAGCCGCAGGCAAACCCGTCTCTGACGCCTTCCACCAGATTCAGTCCATGCCGTTGTCGAATGAAACCTGGCAGTGGAGAAGTTCCCACATCCAGGACATGCAGTTTCACTCCAAAGTCTCGCCTGCCGCCGTCGGGCAGCACGAGGAGGGTGTGAACACCTGGGGTGGTCAGGAAGCTGCTTCTGCGAAATCGGATTCCGCTCTGTCACCTCAGTTGGCGCTGTGGAAAACCGCAGACGCTCTCTGGGCCCGTCAGACGCTGGTGCTGGCTTCGGAGAACTGGCTGGACGAGCGCGTGCATTCGGTGTTTGGCATCAATGGCCGCTGGGAGTTTGAAAAGCTGAAAGGCTCAGCCATCGACATGGACCGCATCAAGATTGTGACTCGAGTCCTTCCCATTGATCCGGGCCAGCAGGATTCCATGTCGCAAGCCATCGCTTCCGGAATGCTGGATCCGCAGGACCCTCGAGTCAAAGCTAAGTCAATGGAACTCTTCCACCTGCCCAGAGAGCTGGATAACCTCTACGGCGACCAGAAAGTGCAGTGGGAAGAGATTGAGCAGATGAAAAACACGATGCAGCCCATTCAACCAGAGCTGATCGTGGACAACGACGCCGTGCATATCGACATCTGCCGGCAGTGGCTGAACTCGGATGAGGGCAGAGACCCCCAGAACATGCAAATCCGCCAGATAATCAAGATGCACATGCAGGCGCATGTCATGAACCAGATTCGCATGCAGCAGATGCAGGCCATGGCGCAGGGGTCAGGCCAGCAGGCAGGGGATGCGGCGGCTGGTGGAGCTTCTGGAGGCCCAAACGGTCCATCCCAAGGGAAGCAGCCTGAGGGCAAGCAGGCTGGCAAGCAAGGCGGGCAAATTCCGGCCAACCCACAAGTTCGGCAGCAACGCGCGGAAAAAGGTCAGGCGGCACGGCCTCATAAGCCTCAACCGCCTTCCGGCAATGGCGCGGGAGTACGGAGAATGACACAATGAAACGGCTAATCTGGTTGCTCTTGCTCGGCAGCGCCTTCGGGCAGGGGTTCTTCTACTCTCTCCCGCAACCTTACCCCAACACCACCATTACCGTCTGTCCTCTGGGAGCGGTTCGGCCGTGTCCCAGCCCATCCAGCATCTTCAACGATGCGGCGCTGACTTCGGCAGTCGTGAATCCATCCAATATTGGACCGGGAGGGCAGTTTGGGTTCTACGCCGCAGCGGCGCAGTACACGATTCAAATGGGTAGTCCGACAAATCAGACTTTCAACATCTCGCTTGGAGGCGGAGGTTCGGGTGGAATCAGCAGTATTGCCACAACGTCGCCGATCACAGGAGGGCCAATCACGACGACCGGAACGCTGGCCTGTGCAACCTGCGTGGTGGCTTCGGCTCCTGGCGCTGGGCTGGCCCACTTCGCTGGCGCAACCCAAACCGTTACCAGCAGCGCGGTGAATTTGGCTACGGGCGATGTGACCGGAAATCTTGCCGTTGGTAATTTGAACTCTGGGACGAGTGCCTCGAGTTCTACGTTTTGGCGAGGTGATGGTACGTGGGCCGCGGCAACCGCAGCGCTTCCCATCGCTGGCGCGACCGTCAAGATTACGAATGCGACGACGGCGAATTGGGTCAACTTCGACCAACTAGCGACAACTCCATCAACCGGCGCTGACAACGGAAATATCAGCGCTGGGAATGGAATTTTTTCGGCAACCCTTCAAGCTGTCGGTGCTACACAACTTGCAACGGTAACTGCTACAAAATATCAGTCTGTTACATCCTGCGCTGCGGTTGGAACATCCGCCAATCCATCATTAGTAGCGTGCGGAACCGCCCCAGCAGGGGAATTTTCTTGCGCTACGGCTGCGTCGGGCGGTACATGTGTCATTGCAACCAGCGCTACCGGCAGCAATTCTCCAACCATCATTGTGCAGCCAAACTCAGCAGCAGGCGCTGATTTAGGGGTAACCTGCAACACTGCTCCAACTGTTCCGCCTGGCATTCTTCTGGCGTCAAAGGTTAACGGTACTAGCTTCACCATCAACATGTCCACTATCACGACGAATCCAGAATGCTATTCCTACTGGATCATCAACTGAAAGGAGACCACAATGACACCCCCGACCTATGAACTTGATGGGACGCTGAACGATTCGGATTTGCTGTCTCTGCACTCAACCCCGGTGAATCTCATCGTGATTCCCTCCCGCGACAAAATTATCCCGATGCAGTTGGTGCTTGACTGGAAATTTGGCGGAGTGGCAGTATTCAGCGGTCTTGGTTCCGGCGATCTCCAGGTCCGCGATAGCTTTTCTGGGCTCTCCTATATTGCCGCCAGTTCGCTCGGCTTGCTGGACAAGACATCGCAGAGCGTTCAGGTCATCGCCGCAAACTCCACCCCGAAGAACGTGGGTGCGCAGGGAGCGCAGGCGATTTTCCTGGTCAACTCAGCCCCCAATTATGACGGCGGCGATCCTGACGACAACTCGAACTCCCTGAAAATCAGACTGATCTACTGCAAGTACGACGCCCTCAATGGCGTGTTTGTGTAAATGAAATCCTTTCTTGCCGAAGTAATGATTTTCTGTTCGAAGATATGACACGCCAACGTCCCAACACGGAGAAATGCCGCTACATTCTGAGCGTAGAGGTCTCGAACTACGATTACCTCTGCTTCCGGGCCATGCGGCAGGGGGTTTCCATCGCCTCTTTGGTCAACAAGCTCATCGAACGCGCCCGGCTGAGTGATATCACAAATGGCAAATCCACCAACGAAAGGGTAATTGTCAATTCAGATGCCCGAACCGGAAGCAACCCTGCGCGACACGCTAGTGTCTGACGGAACGAACGACGAAAAGCCGATTGAAAAGCTTGAGGAAAAGCCTGTAACCCTCAGTCCAAATTTGGACGCCGCCGAAATTGGCCAGATTTTGCTGGATTCCGGCTACTCCAAAGATCAGTTGAACGCCTTGATGGAAGCGCCAAAAGCTTTGGCCGCCATCAGGAATCAGATTGAAACCGATCCCACCGAATTTGTAAAAATGCTCCAACGCACCGATCCGGCCCTGGGGAACCGCTTCCTGGAGTCGATGTCCGACACCTACCTTGAGCAGAATAAACACCTGCTCGACAAGGGTAAGGACTCTGGCAAGCCCTCGGGTGACGCCCAGAACAACGATCTGCTGCGGGAAATGCAAGCGCTCCGCGAAAAGGTCGCAGCCTCGGAAACACGCGAACAGAGGCGGGAAACTGCCATTGCTTTCGCAGCGGCGCAAAAGCGATACGACTCGCGCGTCGATGACCTTCTTGGACAGAAGGACATCAAGGAACTCAACCTTACCAAGGCGGAAACCAAAGCCATCCGCGCCCGCTTAGGGGCGGAACTGTCGAGTGATCAGAACGTGGTTCAGAGAATCTCCAATGGAAACTTCGTGGACATTCCCCGAACCATGAAAGGGATTCTCGACGAGTGGGCGGGGGACCGGAAAGCAGCTTCGGAATCGGAAAAGACCGCACGGGAGCGCGCTGAAGGGCGTGGCTTCGCGGAATTCGAATCCGGGCCAAGTGAGTACTTCAAACCCGCTGCCGACACGTTCGATAGTTGGGACAAAACCGAAGACGCTCTTGCCAAAGCCTTGGAACGCAGCGCAAGGTAACCTGAGGACACCAAAATGCCGGCTTTCAATCTCACCGCGGCCCAGCCGTTGATGAAGATTTATTTCAATCCGAGAATTTCTAAGCAATTTAACACGGCTGCTGTCCTCTGGAATCGCTACATGGATGGCAAAGGCACTCCAATCTCGAATCGCGGGATGGAGATTCCGACGCATTTCACGCCCAACGCCAATTTCTCCTGGTATGGAGATGGTGGAACCTTGCCTTCGGGCGGTTCGGAAGCGCTGGCGTCTGCCGTAGTCGGGTTCTTTAGCTTCGTGCTCTCGGTCGGCTTCACCGGCGCGGCTCTCGACGCTGCTGGCTCGGATTCAGTCACTTACGCGCGGGCGCTGGCCTTCAATATCAAGATGGCCACAATCAACGCCATCAAGTACCTGAACATCTACGCCTTCCTCGATGGCACCGGTGTCTTAGGACTGCTGGGCACCATCGTCACAACCTCGACCACCGTCAATTCGACGCTGGTCGCTTCCGGGTCGATTGAAGGCACGCACTGGCTCCGTCCGGGCATGATGATTGCCGTCCACGTCGGTGCAACTTCGGTTGTCCGTGGTACGGGCACGATTATTTCGATGTCAAACCCGATTGAAGACGCCACGGGTACGACCTTCGTCATCGGGCCGACCAACGTGGCTTTCACTACGGCTGCTGGAGACGCGATCACGATCACCGCCACCACGGGCGCGTCGGACTCGTTCAACAACGTGATTGCCGGGTTGAAGCTGATTATCGACAATGGCACACTGTCAGCGACTTTCCAGAACATCAATCGGGTGACGAACCCGCAGTACAATGCCGGAGTCATCTCGCTCTCGGGGAGTCCGGCGCTGGCCAGGGACCACCTGCGCAGGATTCTGGCTTCTCCGCAGATTCTGCAAGGCAAGGTCTCGCCTTCGCTGGAACTGATTTCACATCTTTCTCAGCTCCATGCTTACATGGATATGGGCTGGACCTTGAAACGGTTCAACGACGCCAACAAGAAACTCGATCTCGGCTATACCGCGGTCGAGTGGGAGGGCTTCCCCTGGATCATCGACACCGACTGCCCCAAGGATCACATCTTTGGCGTGGACCGCGACCTGATGTTCAAGGTTGTAGCCCGCGAGTTGAGTTTTGATGACAGAACCGGTTCGATCCTGCGGCAGAACCCCTCCGCTACGGCGGGACAGTACGCGGATGCGTACACCGCATTCCTGGAGTTCAGAGGCCAGGTAGGGACTTACATTCCGAATGCGCATACCAAGCTGCTCGGGCTCTCAGTGCCCTCTGGCTACTAAAGTTATTAGCAATATAGTATGATTGGAACATGAAAAAGACATGTTCCATCTGCCAAAAAGAATTGCCGCTGTCAAAGTTTCATCTTAGAAAAAATGGAAGAGCCAATGATTCACGGTGCAAGCTTTGCGCAAAGGAAGCACGGAGTGTTGGGCGGACCCTGGATGTCCCTCTGCGCGTCGAGCCGACTCACAAAGCTTGCACCATTTGCAAGAAGGTTCTTCCGCGATCCGCAGAGTTCTTCACGTTGGTGCGCGACGGTAAATTCAGGTGGTGGCAGGGTCGCTGCAAGCCTTGCGCTGTCGAGTACGTTGCAAAACGACGAAAAGAAAATCCGGGGTATTACGCGGCTTCTCGAAAATCTTCCAATGCGTCTGTTGCACGCAAGCGCCGGGAGAATCCAGAGAAGTATCACCACAAAGACCGAGGTTACGACCTCAAGCGCAAGTACGGCATCACGATTGAGCAATACGACGCCATGCTTCTCGCTCAGGGTGGCTTGTGCGCGATTTGCAAAACGCTTAGCACTCACAAAAAACGAATGCATGTTGACCACGATCACGAAACTGGACAAGTTCGCGGGCTGCTTTGCTCCCCTTGCAATACCGCTCTGCACAAACTGGAGCGACATGCGCAGTGGGCCGATGCAGCTACGAAATATTTAAAGGAGCATAGACTATGGGTCCAAAATTAGACGAAGACATTTACGGCGGCGATCCGAAGAATTCCGAAGCGGATTCGGAAGCTACGCGCGCACTCGGCAATCCCGATCCCACGTTAGATGTGCACGGGGAATCTGATAGCCGTGCGAAGTCCGAAGGTAACCACGGTTCTCAGCCTTAAGGAGCCCTAGATGGCAGCGACCTTTACCAATCGAGCCTCGATGGTTCCCAGCCAGATCCACACCAACACTGTGCCTGGATGGTGCCAAGACGACATCGTGGAAGTGACCGCAGGGACCGGAGACTATCTTGCCGGTGGGTACGCCTTTGGCAGCGCCCAATTGGCGACCCTGTATGGCGGAGCCTTCTCAACCCTGATCTCGGTTGAGGTTGCGGATGACTGGCGCACCGCAGCGGGAGGTGGAGTGATTGCCTTTCTCGCGGTTTGGGATGCGATCAATTTCAAAGTGCAAGCCTATGGGCCTTCCGCCTCGGTCGCTACAGGCTTTACCGAAGTTGCGAACGCCAACGCCAACCTGAACGGCTTGCGCTGTTCTCTGAAAATCAGGTTCAACTAAGAGCCATCCTCAAGGAGCGAATCATGACCATGAATATTCAGGCTGTAACGGTGATCGCCACTAAGATGGCTTCTGGGGCGGTCCAGCTTCTCTTCCAGAACCCCAATGGCGGGATCCGGTTTTGCGTTGCCATCACCAACGCCGACTTCACTTCATTCAACACGACCGTGAACGGCGGAGCCACAGGGGCTACATTGACACGCACATATGCGCAGGATTCAGCTCCCAATGATTACCCCTTGGAACTGGTGCTCGAAGTCTGATGCGTGATTCCAACATCTACGGCGCGGACGAGAATGCCATGGCTGACATGATTGCCGGAGACGCTCTTGGCGCGCCTGATCCCAATGCGCATTCCGGGAATCCAGTCGATCAGGAAGCGCGCTCGAAGGGAAACTACCAGCCCACGAGCACGAGTTTGGCCGCGGATGGGGATGGACGTGAGGGCAAGGAAGTGAATGACGAAGTTGTGAAAATCAGCAACAAGTCAGACTCCCGCGCCAGTTCGAAGGGTAACTAATGCCTTCCGCCACCGTAGACATCCTCACTCCGAGTGGGGTAGCGATTCCCAGTCTGGTCCTGAAACTCAGCCGGGGTGCGAGTGTCAAGCTTGGTACGTTAGCGGCTGCGAATACCGCGGTAGCATTCACCATCCCAGAGCCCACGCGCGACAATCACGGTGTCCTGATTATCCAGGTCACAGGGACGGCGGGAACCGGACCTACTCTCGAAGGCTCGATTGACGGTGGGGCAACTTGGTTCCTAATCCCGATTCTGACGACGTTCGCCGTGACCGGGCAGTTGACCGGAGACACCGCCGCGACGGCGGCATATGCCTACTCGGTGGCGGGGATGGGCGCAGGACTGCAATTCAAGTTTGGCTACACAGGCGGTTCGCCTACCGCTCCAGTGTGGGCGCTAGTTGGGTAAATGGACCTGCCAGAGAATTGGGGACTGTCGACGGTCAAGCGCGACGATGGCAAGCTGGATATCCTCGGCAAAGCCGACAATGGCGAACCCTACCGCGTAAGAACGACGGACCACGCCGAAATCACCGAAACCGACATCCAGGAACTGAAAGCTGCCGACCGGGAATCGTACTCGAACCGGGAATCGGGTGTACGGCAGTTTTGCCGGAGTCTGGCGGGGGATGGCGAATCGAAGCGGGAACGGGAAGAGAGTCTATTTTTGGACGATATGACCGAAGCGGCAGGCCCGGTGGTACGAGCTGGTTTCGGGCAGGAACGCGCGACGGTCGGAAGCAGCCGGCGCTACCGGCAGAATTACGATTCTGTGTTTGGAGGCAACTGATGGCATACCACATCTACAGTTCAGAGGCATTGCCCAACCCTAAGTTTCTCGGGAAGCCGCGCTACACCCCGGATGCTTCCTACATTCGCTGGGGTGGCATTGCTCTACCCTTCGTGCCGGAGAAGCAGTGGATGAAGCTGGCCGACTCTTTCACCACGGTTCAGCGGAGCGACTGGAAAGACCGGCAAGGCAAAGAAGTGGAAATCTCGATTCGCAAGTTCATGCCCGTTGTGACTTCACAGTTTGCCGAACTGGGCGTCATCATGCTCGACCACGAACCGGACGAGAAAGAGAAAGCCGCTCTCGAGCCCGTATCTCGCGATTTGAACCTGAAGTGGCGCAAGAAGCAGATTGAGTTCTTCGAGAGTCAGAGAGACATGGCGAAGGCCCGCCAGGGCGTCTACGACCCCAGCCCTTACGTCGATGAGTGCTATGAGGTCCTGAAGATGGAAAAACCCTACAGCGTAGACGCCTTGCAGGCTCTGCGCGATCCTGGGGCTTCCGCAGCCGACCGGATCGCTACAGCCATCACGGACTCCATGAAGGCGGCACGAAAGGAATCGGCTGACCAATTGGCGCATCTGCTGACTCAGAAGACCGAACCACCGAAAGGGGCTCCGGTAAGGACCTAGCATGCCAGTTGTTTCGGTGCTCTCGTTGGTGAAGTCACCCCCAACGAATGCTTTTGGACTGGTGCAATACCTCTCGCAGAGGCTCCCTGGGTATGATCCCTCGGAGCACCTGCGGGAACTGAATTCCGCCTACATCCACGTTTGGGAAGAAATCACCAAACTCAAGAACCATTACTTCACCAACATTGTCCGCGTCACAACTGTGACTGCGGCCTATCAGTATGACCTGATGTTCAACGCCGATGCCGCTCTTTCGGCTGCTGTCTCTCCCCGCCTCTACCAAGTCACCAAACTCCGCTTCATGGCCCCCGGCTCGACGCAGTTTGCGAGTTCCGTAGCGCTGACGCCGAATCATCCAGACTTCGTGGAAATCAACAGCGCATCGAGTGCGAATCCGTCGCAAAGCGGACCCTATCGCTGGTACCTGAGCGGCCGGAATCAGTTGAATATGGGCCTCCCCCTGGCGGTCGGGACGGTGATTGAGGTGACGTACACCTTCTGGCCGATTGCTTTGACATTCTTGTCAGATGAAGTTGTTTCCTCAGTCAGCAACGTGGTGACTGGGGTCTCTACAAACTTCACCAACCTCCTGCAACCGGATTTTCAGGCATACCTGCCGAACGTGCAGGCTCAAGAAGAGATTCAGGCGGAATTCCTGTGCAATCCAACTGTGCCGCTGGGCGGGCAAATCTATCGTGTCACGAAGATCGTCAGCGACACCGTTCTCAATACGAAAACTCCTGTTGCTCCAGTGCTGGCTGCTGGTTCCCCTTACGCCTTGGCGACGTTGCCAGAAATCCCGCGAGAGCATATTCGGGTCATCGCCGCACTCGCTCTCAAGAACATGTACTCGGTAGCGGGAGACGACCAAAGATCGGGAGAGTGGACCGCGATCTACGAGAAAAACATCCAAATGTGCAAAGACGCTTTAGAACAACGGCAAGGCCAAACGCCAGCGCAAAAAATACGTTTCCCGGGGTCATTAGCAAGACGTAATAGGGCTTGGATGAGGTAGATGGGGCAGAAACCGCCTAGCAAACCCGCTGCGCCTGCCGAAGTCCTCAGCGCTCTTTCGCTTGGTTATAACACCTACACGGACCCAACTCAGACCAATCCCAAGATGTGGTCAGCGGCAACGAACGTCTACTCGGGTGCTTTTGCCTTCATCCAGCGCTGCCGCTTCGCCAACGTCGTCGCACCGAGTCCGCTGACGAGTACGTTCTTTTCCACGCTGAAGTACTTTGCTCTCCCGCCCTTCACGATCTCGACAACCATTGGCACAATTACCTATGCGGGAGGGCTTGTCCCGTTCGCCACTGTGGTTGTGAGTTCAACCTCGGGAATCGGTCCTGCGGGAAACGTCACCATCGTGGACAACAGCAATGTCCTGTTCAATTCCACCTTCCCCATTGGGACCATCGTCAACACAACCACGTTGACCATCGTTTTCTCGCAGGTAGCGGCCGCGAGCGGATCGGGAGGCACGCTGTCTGGCCTGAATTCTGGCGGGGCTTACCTGATTGCCGATATCAACGGCAAGCTCTACTCCTACGATACTGGGCTGAATTACTTACAGACTCAACGGTTCAACCCTTACGTAGACCCATCCGGTGCCGGAAACACGCAACTCAATGGTCCCTGGTCGCGCGAAGCTCTGGTCAACATCCTCTACGAAATGAATGGCCAGGTAAAGATGGCCGGAAGACTCGCGAACGCCGCCACGATTGAAGGCTGGGGCTTAGACTCTCCCGACGCGACTCCACAAATCACGTTGAATGCGGGTACGGCTGTGGCTCTAACCAATATCCGGCGGCAGAATGCCGTTGTCACAGCTCATGCGGCTGCGCTGCCTGCGGGAGTGATTGTAGGATCCACCAACCCTCTCAACATCACGCTCGTCAGCGATCCCAGCTTCAATGGAACCTTTCTCATCACCGCTAGCGGCGTTGGTCCCTTCACCTTTACGTGGAGTCAGCTTGGACAGGATACAGTACTCCTCGCCGGCACCGGGAACATTACCAGCCAAGTCACCAAATCGGTAGGCAGGTCTTACGCGTACGCCTGGGAGAACGCCAACAAGAGCCACGTCGGAGCTTTGAGTCCAGTCACGCAGTACATCATTCCCATCAACCAGTACATGCAGATTGCGTGCCTCGAACCCGGCACAATCTCCTTCAGCAACGCCTCTCCGATTGTCACAGGGGTGGCAACGTTCTTTACGGCTGCGTGGATTGGGAGACACATCCTCAGCGGCGTCACGGATGGAGACATTGGACGCGTCTTGTCGGTACAGTCTCCTACGCAACTGACTCTCGCTGCGAATTCCCCGACAACCGATGCTGTTCAGGTCTTTCAAGTCTTCGATCCCCAAGCCACCCACATCCGGCTCTATGCCACGGCGGATGGTGGAGCGACCTACTTCCTGATCGCGCGCAATGTCTTTAGCCCCTTCTTAGGTTCCTACGGCACGAACTTCGCCGGATTGATCTTCCTCGACTTCGCCAACTCCGAGCCTCCAAGCTTCCCTTTCTCGACGGAGACTGCGCAGCTCAACAACATCCCTCCGCCGGTGGGAGCGTTTGTCAACGAGTTTCAAGGAAGGCTTTGCGTCTTTGGCGTTCCGGGAGAGCCGCAAGCCTTCTTCTACTCGAATGTGGAAGCTACGCTGATTGGCCAGCCGCAGGAATCGTTTGCCCCGTTGAATCAGGTCACGTTGCCGATTCAGAACGCTTCCATGAACGGCATGATGGAGCTTCCTGGGTCCATGATTATCTGGTCCGACAAGCAGGACATGTTCCGCCTGACAGGATTGCTGACCGACAATCTGGTGGGTGCGACGGGCACGCAGCAAGGCGCACAGATTTCAAGATTGCCCTATGCTCTTGGCTGTGCAACTCCGTTCGCTGTGGCAGTTACGTCTTTGGGCGGGTTCTGGCTGACCCCCAACGATGAAGTCTGGCTCTTTACTGATCGGTACGCCCCAAGGAATATCGGGCGGCCGATTCAGGACATCCTCCTGAGCATGGCTCCTGGAGCTGAGACGCTAGCCCGGATGGTCTACTACCACACCGCCAACCGCAATTGGTTGCTTCTCATCGTGGCGGCCAACGGCTCAACTTACAACAACACAGTCTTGGTGCTTGATCTCGATTTACTTGCGTCCAACGGTGAAGCTTCGTACTACGTCTTCGACATGGCGACCAACTCACCGGCGTGGTGGGTGTTTCAACCCGGCACGGCAGATCCGGAGACAGGGGATTGGATACCACGCTGCGATTCTATTGAAGTGGTCTACGAAACCAGCGGGTTGGTCAGGCTCATGTGCGGGCAGGTCGATCTGATCCAGGACATTGATTTCCTGATGGGCGGATTTGGAACGGAGATTGAAGTGCCTAACGGCACAGTGACCTTGCATGCTTTCGGGAACGAGAGTCCTTTCCTCATCAAGCGGCCTACGTTTGTCCGGTTCAACACCAACCGCGATCCCGCCATGCTGGCGACGGATGGCTGGAGTTTCGCTGTGCAGGGAATTGACGACGACTTTTACACGTTCTTCAACCCGCTCGTACTCGACCTGGTTCCGGGAGTGAATGACACGTCAGCTCTTTCCGGGAGTCCTGACTTTACGGGAGGGTTGGCGTTCCGTCACAGTCCTGAGCTGTTCAGGATTGGCGGGGTGAATTTTGTGATGGGGCGTAGACTGAAGTTTCAAATCAATTTTCCCCCAGCGGCAGGATCGAACTTCGCATTCAGAGCGATTCAGTTGGCGTTTGGCGCGAATCCACCAAGTTAGAGGTCCCCTATGGCAGCCTTCAATCCAGCTTACAACCCAGGACAGGTCCTAATGAGGAATCCCGATGCGGGAACTTACGGTGGGAAACCTTCAGGTCCTTATCTCGGTACAGGTTCCGACAAAGCGCCGGTCGGTGGTCCTAGAATGAGTGGCCCAATCTCGCTGAATGGAGACCCGCGACGAACTGCCGATCCTCGTATTCCAAAACCTCTACCGCCAGCACCTGTCGGCAACGTCCTTCAGTCGGAGACGGTGCGCTCGACTGGGGGAGGGCCGTTCGACTCGGCTTACCGGCAAAATCTAGCAACGTATTCTGGTGGGCAAATGGCGCGGCCGGGAGGAAATCTGAGTTTCAATCCTACCTCGAACACTCCGTTCGGCAATCCTACGGGCGGCGGGACAGACCCCATCACCGGAGGGCCCAACAGCTTGACTGCAATGGCGCTCGGCGGAGAAGGCTTTGGCTACACCGCTCCCAAACCTCCAGCACCCGCTAAGGGAGGAAATATGCAACCTGAGTGGCAGGATTGGCTTTCGAACCGTTCTCGCTATGGAAGGGGAATTTAATGGCTACCGCAGGAAATCCTCTCACGGGCAGCAGTTGGGGTAATCCCATGCCAGCTACAAATCCCATCACGCTAGACCCAAATTACGGTCAGGGAGAGCATGGCTCGTTTGGCGGCGGGCCCGGAGCCAACCCAGGAAACCTTGGTGACTTCGGTTCTACCGGTTCGCTGAACAAGAATCTGATGCTGGACAATGTGGTTGCCGGTCAGTTCAAGAACCAACTGGCTCCGCAGTTCGCGAATTTGATGGGGCAATACGGAGGTCAGGCGGCAGACTATTACAAGAACCTGATGGATCTCGGTTCGCCTTACTACAAGCAGAAACAGCAAGAGGCTTTCCAGCAAGGTAACCAGCAGAATCAGAACGCGATGGGCATGGCCAATCAGCAGTTGAATGCTTCAGGGTACGGCGCAGCGCCTTCAGGAGCCCGCGCGGCCATGGTTGGCGGGATGAATCAGCAAGGAGCCCAAAGTCTCGCAGAGCAGTATTTGCAGAACCTATTCCAGAACGAAAACCTGCAAGCGCAAGGGGCTTCTGGAATGGCTTCGATGGCCAGTTTGTTTAACCCCACGCAACTCTTACAGGGAACGTCGCTGGGCACAACCCCGGCGGCAGGTACCTCGGGGATTCAGAACTTCAAAGATATTGCCAGCGGGATTGGCTCCGTATTCACGATGCAGAAGAAATTCTAGGAGACCCCAATGGCGCTCAACCAAATGCAAGATGATCCGATGACCTACGGCGATACCGGCGTAATGCCGCAGACCAACCCTGTCGCTCCGCCGCCCCCCATCGACCCCATGACGGGCGATCCGATGATGCAGTCCATGATTCAAAACTCGCAGATGGGAGGACAAGCTTTCTCCTCGGACGAAGCCCGAAGACAGCAACTCGCGCAGCAACTCCAACAGGCCCGCGGGGAACAGCAAACCATGGCCGACCCAGCGAATCAGCCGAAACGTGGGTTGATGGATGAGCCTTGGATGAAAATGGCTCCCGTCAAAGGTCAGGGCTTTGGTCACGATGCCGGGAACCTGCTGGGAGATATCGGGAAAGCGCTGCTCCTGGGGCTTTCTTCTAGCGGTCCAGGGCAGGCTATCCAGGAAGGCGTGTACGGGCCAGGACAGGAACGGTACAGAACCAAGACTGCTGCGAAAGCTGCGCAAATCGAATCTTTGCAGAAGCAGTTTGGCGATGAGGGTACGGCGGAAGGCGCTGCTTCGGGAATGGTTTCCAAGCCCATCATGGCGGAGGCGTCACTGACGCGCGCGGCAGCCTCGACGAAGAATGCGGACACCAACGCCAAGCGGCAGGCTGTGCAGGAAACCCAGGGATTGCAGCGGCTGAAGCAGGGCTGGGACAGGCTCTCTCTTGGTGAACAGCAGCTAAAGGCAAAACAGTGGTTCGATCAGGCGGTAATTAAGACAGCACAGGCCAGAATTGATGCTGGGCAGGACGAGAACTCCGCCCGCATCCAGGGGCAGGAAGATGTTCGCTCCGCAGCAGCGCAAGACGACTGGGTTAAGACACATCCATTTTTGGACTTCATCGGAATCCGGCCCGATATTCAGGCGGCCGCCGGGGCCCAACCGACAAAATCAGCGGTTAAGGCCGCTCCCCACCAAAATGCTCCACGTGGAGCAAAACCGGTTCCTGCTGGGACGGTGGTCTACGATCCCGCAGGAAAACCGCACAAAGCAGACGGTAGTGCCCCTCTGCCAAGTGGCTGGTCACTAAGCAAATAAATGGCTACCCCTGGCTTCACTCCAGTTGACGAGTCGGCAGGCTTCACGCCGGTAGAGGAAACTCCGCCCGCTAAGACCTACACTCCGAAACCGGGCGAGACCACGATTGGATCTCACGAACCTAGCGCGTGGGAGCGAGTCAAATCTGCGCTCCCGATTATTGATCGCGTAGAAACTGGACTTGGGCAAGCAGGAGCGAGTCTGGGGTTAACGACTCCTTCGACAGCCGCCGCAGTAGCCAAACCCCTGCCGGGAATGGACACCCAGCAAGCTATCGCTCCAGAACGGGCTATGACCCCCGCCGAACGGCAAGCGCATCCAATCGCGACCGGTGCGGGAGAGTTTTTAGGGGGGATGACAACCCCTGAGAACGCAATGCTGACGGGATTGACCGCAGGGCCGGCCCCTCAAGCGATTGGGCGGGCTCTGGGCGGCGTGTTTAGCGCTCAGGTTCTCAAAGGGGCTTACGATAACTACGCGCCCCTCAGGGAGGCGGCAGACGCTAAGGATTGGGGAGAAGTCGAGCGGCTTGGAACCCATATGGTTCTTGGCGCGTCGATGGGTCTGCTGGGCATTCGCAGGACCGTTCGCGGCGAGTCGCCTTATGAGGAACTGTCTCAATCGGGTAGGGAGTTTCAGAGGGTCAAGCAGACCAACCAATCCAAAGAAGCAATTGAGAAGAATGGGGTAGGACTTTACAACAAAGTTCGAGATGCGGTCATCACTCACAAAGCAGCTTTGGAAAAACAGGCTTCCGACGCGCTCCAGCCAGTGGTAGACAAAGACAATGCCTCAGGTCAGCCAGCGATTTCCACAGCCGGAGCCATCAGCGAAGCGGCGAAGACGATTGCGAAGACGGGGTACACTCCAAAACCAGCAGAAGCCAAATTGCTTCAGAAAATGCAGGGCGTTTCGGCTGCCGATCAGTATGCGCAAGGCCGAGGGTATAAGAGTTCCGCTGACGCCAAAGCCGATATTGAATCCCAAGCGCCCGGCCGGGGAATCTGGGATCAGGAATTGCAGCAGCAAGGGCTGACTGACGATCCGACTACCCATCTTTCGCTCGAGGAAGCCAAGCTTCTGCGCACCGCTGTCGGCCGGGTAGCCTTTGGTCGTAACGCAGCTCCTGAATCGAAAGCCGTTTTCTCCTCCGCCTACGATCAGCTCACGCAGGCGATGAAGGACCGCGTTACCGATCTTGAAGGCAACTCCAAACGCTTCGACTTCTACAACAACCGGCACAAGATGTCGTTTGAACTCGATAAAGGCGTTGCTGGCGGAATGCTGGACAAACTTCAAGGACAGGACCCCAACTCCTCCATTAAGCCGCTGAAAGACTTTTCCTCAGGCAACATCAAAGAAATCCAGCAGCAGATGCGGCAAACCGGAAATCCGCAGCTTGCCGAGCAACTAGGAAAATCGCAGAAAGACGCTACCGCCTTGACTTCGGCGCACGATGCCGTTAGCGGGAAGTTTGCTGCCGGGGTCTACCGGATGCTTCAGGCTCATCCGAAGCAAGCGTGGCCAGGACTGGTAACCATGGCCGCTGCGCATGGGGTAGGGTTGCCCTTCCCGTTGCCACAGATCGCTGGCGCTGGAGTAGCTTCCTGGAATGTAGGCAGGATTGCGAAGGGCGCTGCCGGTGAGATTGGCGGCCGCTTGCAGTCCGAACTCTCGCCGGAGAAGTTCCAGACGCGCACCACCCCCATGGGAGACGATTTTGGCCCTGATTCACCCTCAGGAGCCTCCGAGACCCCAAGAGGCCCCTCAGGACCATCCAGCCCTCCGCAAGGCAATACAGCAGCCGCTGCGGCCTATAGCGGTGGCTTCTACGATCAGGTCAAGGCCGAACATCCTGACTGGACCGTTTCCCAGCAGTTGATGGAAGCCGCCAAGCGCGAGAACGCTCCAGCCAAGAAATCAGCTGAAGACAGCAATTTGGTTCGGGAACGCGGCGTGGACAACGTGGACCCGAAAGCCGAGAAGGCCGAACGACTCCGCCAGATCCGCGAGAATCAGCAATACGCGATTGATAACGCCAAAACTACGGGGGAAAGGTCGCAGGCCGTCGCTCGCAGAAGCGGATTCGAGGAACAGCAGGCGGGTGGCAAGAGATCCAAAGAACGTAAGGCGGCAGATATTGAGAAAATCAAGACGAGGAAAGGATAGTGGCACCCCCAAGATCAAAGCCGTGGTCGCAATTTCCACACGACCCGAATCTTGGCGGGCAATCGAAACAATGTCTTGACTACATGCTGACGCAATTGAATCAGTTGCTTGGCCAAGCTAACGTTCCACCAGCCTCTAGCGCCTACTCTTTTGGGCCTGACATCATCAATCCCACGACGGCTCAGTTCATCTCGCTTGGGGGCAGGCCAAGCTCAGTCACCACGGCCATCACTTACAACGCCGCAGGAACTTCAATCACGTTCTATTGGGACGGGACCAACAGTTCTCAGGACCTCACGATCTACCGCGACGACGATACGGTTGTGGGACCGACCATCGTTGGTTCTCCCTTCCTGGTGACGGGCCTCGTCGCAGCAACACGGTACTTCTTTTACCCCTATTGGGACGACATCAACAAGCTGGTTCGATTTGTCACCATCCCCAATGTTTCTGTGGGAAGTCCTCCTGTAGCATTCACGGCTTATAGCATCAAAGCGCAGCAAATCCAGATCCTGCGAGAACACATTCCCCTTGCCTCGATTGTAGGGACCTCAGGCATCGTGGCTGGGTCAGGCCCAGGTTCGGCGGGTGGCGGAGGTGGCGGCGGGAGGTCGGGAGCCACGCCAGGGCCTACAGCTTCAGCTCCAGGAGGAGTCAATGGCGACATTCAATTCAACAATGCGGGAGTGTTTGGCGGAGAAGCTTTAGTCCCACTGGCGCACGGCGGCACGGATGCCGACCTCTCGCTAACGGGCGGAACAAGTCAATTTCTTAAGCAGTCCGCCGCCGGGGCGAATGTTAGTGTAGGGCAACCCAGCGCTTCCGATCTCACCAATGGCACAGTTGGAGCGGGTGCTGTGGTTTTAGCTTCCGCGCTTCCGGCAACCATCAACTTCGCCGACGAAGAGACGCCTGGTGGCACGATCAATTCCGCCAATCTAATCTTCACGCTGGCGCATTCGCCGAGTCCCGCCACAAGCCTCACCCTCTTCTACAATGGCTTGCTGCAAAAACCCAGCGGGGCGGACTACACGCTGGCGGGCAGCACGATCACCTTCGTTTCCGCGCCCACGACGGGCTCGACGCTTCTCGCCTGGTACCGCTATTAACGTGACCCGCAAATATCTCATTGTCGCAGTGGTGGCCGCGCTTCTCAGCGTCGCCTTTATCACGCAGATTGATCTCTCGACGCAGGTTCGCGGCCTCTTGCCTCTGGCCAGCGTGCCCAACCTCCCGGCATCGCAGATCACCAGCGGACAACTTGCCCTGGCGCGGGGCGGAACCAACGCAGACTTATCGGCTACCGGCGGAGCTTCGCAGGTCGTTCGTCAATCGAGCGCAGGCGCGGCATTCACCGTGGCGCAGTTGGCGTTCACCGACCTCTCCGGATCGGCTTCCGTTGCGCAGATCCCGAACCTTCCCGCTTCGATCATCACGTCGGGACAACTTGCCTTAGCCAGGGGCGGGACCAATGCAGATCTGTCGGGCACGGGCGGGGCTTCATTCGTCCTGAAGCAAACGAGCGTGGGGGCAGCCGTCACGGCGGCGCAACTAGCCTTTACAGACATCTCCGGCAGCGTGGCCGCTTCCCAGCTTCCGAACCCCACAGCTTCCACACTCGGCGGAATTGAAAGCTATGCCGCGGTCTCGAATCAGTGGATCAACGCCATCTCCACTTCAGGCGTGCCTAGCTCGACGCAACCAGCGTTCACGAATATTTCCGGGATCGCAACATGGCCGCAGATGCCGCTCTCGAATGCGACGGGGGGAATTGCTTTCGGGAATGCGGTCGCTGGCGCAAAGGTTACTGCGGGCACTTTGTCGACGGTCTTAACTCCCCTGGTCATAAACAGAGGAGACACTGTCGTCGTCATGATCAACGATTCGACGGCAGTCGAGGTATATCGGATCACCGACAACGGTGGGAATCCCTACAGCTTCCTGTTGACGAGCATCTTTGCTACGAACACGGGGATCACGAGCGTCTACGTTTGCATCAATGCGCGCAACGCTGCGACGGGATTCAACGTTTTGTCCTCTTCCTCGCATGCCTTCAGTTTTACAGCCGCTACTTATACCGGAGTGAAGAGTACCTTTGGCGCAACTCCCGTTGCTGTCACGCAGCTTGCGACAAATGCCGGGAGTATCTCCTTGACCCCAACCGTCGCGAATAGCTTCATGGTCGCGGGCTTCGGGTACTTCGCGAACACCGCGGACGTAAGCGCGAACGTAGGCAATCTGCGAAGTCACCAGGCTTCAACAGCGACGATCCGCGGCATCGCAATTGTGGACAATACCCAGGCCGGACTCGGCGCGGAAACATGCTCAGTAACTGGAACGAGTACCCCGGTTTGGGCGAACGTGGCGATCGAGCTGGTGCCGAATTGAGTCACACACTTAGAAAAGTCAATCTCGGCAACTCGGCGCTGGTGGAAGTCACTATCGTGGACTATCCCCACGGCGGTGAAGCCTTCACGCTTGCGGAACTCGGACTCGCTGGCGCGTTGCAGAGCGTCGTCTTCCTGAAGTCCTACAATGCCAATCCGCAGGTCAACCCGCAGCTCGTCGGCGGCAAGGTGCTCCTCAATTCGCAAGAATTTTTCTCGCAAGCGATGTTTGACAATCTGGAACTGCCGACCACGGTGGGCCTTAACTTCACATTCGTGGCCCTGGTGCATGGGACTTGATCGGCCACCCATGACCTTCGAGCGCACCCACCTAAAAGGACCTATGAAAAAACTGCTGCTCTTGCTGCTTCTCTCTGTCCCGGTATTTGGACAAAATTTACGCTACGATTCCATCGCCATTGGCCCACGTGGGCCGATTCCCTTCGCGTCTGTCGGGGTGTGCTCACAACCAGCCAATGTGAACTCCGCTCCCTGTTCTCCGCTGATTGCTCTCTGTACCAGCTTTACTTCCTCTTGTACGCAACCGGGAACAACGACTGCGGACAATCTGGGCAATTTCCACTTCTATGCCCCATCGTCAGCTTTCCCGGTGACGGTGCAAATCTATGGACCCCAGGTGGCAGCGCCGTTTGCCTTGCGGGATCAGAACGCCCCAGGAGGCTTCTTCTCAAAATCTACGACCGAGGTTTGCATTGGGACTTGCGCGATGGTGATTACGGGACAGATTCAATTGTTCCAAATCACCTTGACCGGCAACACGGTTGCGAATTCTTTTACTTCAACGGTCGGAGCGCCGGCAACACTCTACTTCGAGATCAGCCAGGACTCAGGAGGCTCGCATACCTGGACCTGGCCAGCCAACTCGATTGGTGGTTGTACGATTGCCTCAGCCGCCTTCGCTACGACGACGCAGAGTTTCGTTTGGGATGGAGTGAATGCGGTAGCCATTGGTCCATGCGTCATGGGGAACGGTCCTATTGTTTCAGCAGCGCAGTACCTCTCTACGATTGCCTCCGGCACGGCACCGCTCGTTGTCGCATCCACTACGCAAGTTGCCAACCTGAATGTTTCGCTCCTCGAAGGCGGGAACTGGGAGAATCCCGGCCAGATCGGGTCAGTGACCCCGAACAATGGAAGTTTCTCCGCCTTCCGGTTGAATGGGGGAACAGTTCAGACAGCGATGCAAGGGACCGACACCCATCTCCTGAGTGCCGGCACAGTCTCAGGTACAGGGTCCGCTCTCTGTACGGATGCGCAGGGCGGAGCAACGACAGTCAGTTGTACGACCCCAGTCGGCATTGGTACGCCACAAGCGATCTCCCTTGCGGCCCCTGTAAGTCTTACCGCAAACGTTCAAGCCATCGTGCTCAGCAAATCGGTCACGTTCCCTTCGGCCACGGGGAATTATCACGCGGATCTACGTTCTGGGCTTTGGCTCACGACAGGGCCGAATGCGTGTGCCACGGAAATCGAAGATGTGACCAACACCAAAGCCTATGCCTCTGGGAACGCGCAGAACGCCAATGGCTCTGGCTTCATCGGCATCGCCGGCGCAGAGATCACTTCGCAGACTTATGCGGCGTCGGCGACGGTCACTTTCCGCCTGATTGCACTCTGCAACGCCAACTCCACCGCTGAAGTGAACTGGTCGCTGGTCTCAGGAACACTCTCTCCACAAGAGGCAAGCTTTCTGCAAATCACTCCGATAGCGGGGAATTAAAGAGGCTATGATGAATCCGATTCTGAAATTAACGATCATCCTTTGGGTGCTCTATTTCGTCGGAGTCGGTATCCGCATTTTGGGTCGGGCGGGATTCGCCATCCGCAACCCTGTCAACCCGATCAATTCTCGCTGGGCTTTTATCGTAAAGAACTATGACACGATTCTTGTACGTACTTTGTTCACGTCGGCAGGTTTCTATTACTGGCTGGGACACCCAACGGCATTCAGTGACGCGCTTGAATTTCTTCATTCGCCTATCAGTTTCAATATTCCGGTGACGGGCGGGACCGCTCCCATGTTCGGATATCTCTCCGACTCGCTGCTGGATTCCGCCATTGCCGCTATTTCTCACGTGCCACAATTGGGTTGGCTGGCCTGGGTACT